CAATTGGTCCGGCGTGACTTTGGTATAGCGGCCGCGTTTGTAGGCTTCATATACGCTGCGCACGGACCGGCCGACGTTGACATAACACGGCGCCTGGCCATTGTCCCTGGCCAGAATCGGCCGGTGCACGCATTGGCCGCATATGCTCACGTCGTCGCCAGTTTTGAGCGCGGTCGTCGGTGCAACGTCGGCACGCAAAATAAAGGTTTGCACCAAGTCCGCGCCAGTTTTAGCGTTTGCGGATCCGGTCAACTTGTTAACGATAATGACAATGGGTGCGCCGTCGATTTCAGACGGACCCTCGTACGCTATATAGCCTAGTGTTTTCATGCTCAGATTTCCTCATTCAAGCGGATTGATGAAATATTGCGGCGACGCAATGGCATGGGCATGCACGTTTGTTCGTACATGTTTTCGCGCGCTTCATATGCGGACCATATTGCGCGGCCGACGGGTTTGCGTGGGTTTGTTTGCGCGGCGGCGCCGCGCATAGTGCGATAGCCTTTTGGGTTACCGACAATAGCGTCGTTACAGTCACGGATAAAAAACATGTTATGACCCATAAAAGTAAAAGAACATGGCAAACGGCGCGCCGATGCAAAGCGCGAACAATGCCGCGTGAAAAAGGTCAACAAAAAACTGTCTCATACAGTACTTTCCTGGTTGGTTGAACACAAAACAGAGTGTAAGTGATTTCCGCCCATAAAACAACGGTGTAAGCGCGTTTGTTACAACTTGTTACAACTTTCGGTGTGTTGGTGGCTGTCTGTCGTGAATTGGCTATGGTTTTGACGTGGGGTGACCTACGTGCGAAGCCAATGAATACAAGGCTTTGCGGGGTTTGTTGGCTATGTTGGCTATAGAGTTGAATGAAAGAAAAAAATGTGTGCTTAAAAAACAGGCAAACAGGGTCAAGCGAATTTAATTGGCCGCCAAAATAGCCAACATTGCCAACACTCGCACGCGCCCCCGGCGCTGCGCAGTTTGGCCCGCGCAGTTTGTTGGCTATGTTGGCTATTAAAAACAAATAGCCAACATAACCAACAAACTACAGTTTATACAGTGGTGTATGTGCATACAGTAGTGTGCTGTTTGGGGTGCGCTGGTTGTTGTGGGCAGTCCACATTGTCCACAAATACATGCGTCATTGCTTATATGCTTACATGCTTATGTGCTTACATGCTTACTTGCTTATGTGCTTACATAACCATGCACTTATATAAGTGCTGACTTAATTAAGTGTTGGCTTATATTTGTGCATTCGGATAGACGGCTGGATGCCAGGCTGGATTTTGCTGGAGGGGGAGGGGGTAGGGCCGAGCGATGGGCCAAACGGTAGCGGAGCGCTCAGCAACAATTTTTTAATTTTTTATTTTTTGATATATCATCCGCGCACGCATCCACGCGGCCATACATCTATGAGTTTTCATTCACTGCCACTTGTCATCAACGAAGTGCGCGCCACAGAAGCGGTGCTTAACCGCATCTACGACGCCGCCAAGCTCGGATTAAAGGGCGACAACCTGGCACTCGCAGCAGGCATGGTGCCCACCGCCTACCGGCAGTTGTGCGAGTTGGACAGAGCGGCGCAGTTGGCCGAACAAAAGGGGCGCGCCGACGGGGAGCTGCTGGCATCCAAGCAGCTGCACAGCGCAGCCGAGCAGGGCGACGCCAAGGCAGCGCTGGCGATCTTGCAGAACGTCCACGGCTGGGTCGCCAAGCAGGCCATCACGGTGGACGTCAACCAACAGATCAGTATCCTTGGTGCACTGGCCGAGGCCGAGCGCCGCGCAGCAGACGTCATCGACGTCGTGGCCCACGAACCTACACCAGCGTTACAAGCCCGACTGGCCCCACACAGGCAGGAGCAGGCGTGATCAAATATTTACTTAGCCAACACTGCCAATGGTATCGACGCCGCTGCGGCGGTCGATGGGAATACCATTTTATTGATATCTGCGGGGGGCATATCTGGCTTCAAATGCACCCAGACCGCAAATGGCCGGAATACCGTCAACCGTGTTCAGTCGGCGCACCTATTATTGAGAACTGGTAATGCAAACCACCATCTATTCGGCTGAAGACGAACAGGAGTTGATGGCCAGGCTCTGGTCGCCACAGTACAAAGACAACCCACTGGCGTTTGTGCTGTACACATTCCCGTGGGGCGTCAAGGGCACGCCGCTGGAACACTTCAGTGGCCCACGCAAATGGCAGCGCGAGGTGCTCCAGCAGGTCGGCGACCACATCAAACAAAACAAGGGCGAGGTGGACTTCAACACTCTACGCCACGCAGTCTCATCAGGACGCGGTATTGGCAAGTCAGCGTTGGTCAGCTGGATCGTGATCTGGATGCTGTCCACTCGCATCGGCTCGACGACCATCGTGTCGGCCAACTCAGAGAGCCAGCTCCGGTCGATCACATGGGCCGAGATCACCAAGTGGCTGGCGATGTCACTCAACAGCCATTGGTTCGAGGTCAGCGCCACCAGGCTGATGCCAGCCAAGTGGCTGACCGAGCTGGTCGAGCGCGACCTGAAGAAGGGCACACGTTACTGGGGCGTCGAGGGCAGGCTGTGGTCAGCGGAGAATCCTGATGCGTACGCTGGCGTACACAACTTCGACGGTGTGATGGTGATCTTCGACGAGGCCAGCGGTATCGACGACGCCATCTGGGCGGTGACGGCAGGCTTCTTTACGGAGAACACGCCCAACCGTTTCTGGCTGGCGTTCTCCAACCCACGGCGCAACAGCGGGTATTTCTACGAGACATTCCACAGCAAACGGGAGTTCTGGAAGACCAAGGTGGTAGACGCCCGCACGGTCGAGGGGACGGACAAGCAGGTCTACCAGCAGATCATCGACGAATACGGGGCCGACTCATCACAAGCGCACGTCGAGGTGTACGGCGAGTTCCCGAACGCTGGCGACGACCAGTTCATCTCCAGCTTGGTGGTGGACGACGCCATGAAGCGACCCGCGTACAAAGACCCGTCAGCGCCCATCGTGATCGGGGTGGACCCAGCGCGGTTCGGGGCAGACGCCACCGTGCTGGCCGTGCGCCAAGGGCGGGACATTGTGCGGATCATCAGGCACAGAGGCGACGACACTATGACGGTGGTCGGGCACGTCATTGAGGCGATTGAAGAGTTTAAGCCAGCGATGGTGTTCATCGACGAGGGCGGGCTGGGGGCGGGCATCGTGGACCGGCTCAAAGAGCAGCGCTACAAAATCAAGGGCGTGAACTTCGGCTGGAAGTCGCGCAACCCGGCCATGTACGGCAACATGCGGGCGCAGATATGGGGCGACATGCGCGACTGGTTGAAATCAGCCAGCATCCCAAACGACAGGTTCTTGAAAACCGACCTAATCTCACCTATGATGAAGCCAGACTCCAAAGGCTCGATCTTCTTGGAGTCAAAGAAAGACATGAAGGCCCGTGGCCTAGCGTCACCTGACGCTGCCGACGCCATCGCGCTGACATTCTCGTACCCGGTCGCAAACCGTGGTGAGTACAATCGACCCGAGCGGCGCATCACCTCCGAGCGCGGCATGGCGTCAACTGGATGGATGGGTGCTTGACATGGCCACAAAGAAAAGCGTTTCACTGTCTGTCGGTCGCGGCGAGAAGCTGCCCGTGTCCAAGGGCGCTGGGTTGACGGCCAAGGGCCGTGAGAAGTACAACCGGGAAACTGGCTCAAACCTCAAGGCGCCTGCCCCGAACCCCAAGACCAAAGCAGATCAAGGGCGCAAAGACTCATTTTGCGCAAGAATGGGTGCCGTTGCGGCTAACGCCAAAGACGGTGAACGCGCCAAAGCGGCGCTCAAACGATGGAAGTGCTAATCATGGCTACGAAACCTGGACTCTACGCCAACATCCACGCCAAACGCGAGCGCATCGCCGCTGGCTCTGGTGAGAAGATGCGCAAACCCGGCGCTGCTGGCGCACCCACGGCCAAGGCTTTCAAAGAGTCGGCCAAGACGGCGAAACCCGCCAAGAAAGGTAAATGATGCCACTGGTCAAATCCACATCCAAAGAGGCGTTCCGCAAAAACGTCAAGGCTGAGATAGCCGCTGGCAAAAAACCCGCCCAAGCGGTGGCCATTGCGTACTCTGTCAAGCGTGAAGCCGCCAAACCACCTGCGAAGAAGAAATGAAAGCACTGCAAAACTGCATTATCATTGAGCGTGACGTTGAAAAGCACGCGCTGTTCGTCCTGCCACCCGGTGAAAAACTGGGTACCGGCGTTGCAACTGCCACTGGGCCGGACTGCAAAACGATAAAAGTAGGCGATAGGATATACTTTGACGTAGGGCAGGAATTCACGCACAATGGCAAGGACTACGTGGTCATGCGTGAGCCTCACGTTTTAGGAGTCTTTGATGGCTGACCCAACTGGCATGGTTGCCGCCGCCGCAGTAGCGAATGGCGGTAAACCCAAAAAAAGCGCGTCAGATGTTCTGGCTGTCGCCCGCGCCCGCCTTGACTTGGCGGTTTCGGCGCTTTCCGAGTCTCGGGAAGATGAAACAGACGACCTGAAGTTCTATGCAGGCTCACCCGACAACCACTGGCAGTGGCCCGCCGACGTGCTGGCTACCCGTGGTGCAGTGCAGGGTCAGACCATCAACGCGCGTCCATGCCTGACCATCAACAAGCTGCCGCAGCACGTTCGTCAAGTGACCAACGACATGCGGCAAAACCGCCCTGGCGCCAAAGTCATCCCCGTGGACGACAACGCCGACGTGCAAGTGGCCGAAGTTTTCAACGGCATGATCCGTCACATCGAGTACATCTCTGATGCTGACGTGGCTTACGACACCGCCTGCGAAAACCAAGTGGCCTATGGCGAGGGTTACATCCGGCTGCTGACCGAGTACTGCGACGACAACTCGTTCGACCAAGACATCAAGATTGGCCGCATCCGCAACAGCTTTTCGGTCTACATGGACCCGCTGATTCAAGACCCCACCGGCTCAGACGCCAAGTGGTGCTTCATCACCGAAGACGTGACGAAGGCTGAGTTTGAGCGCATGTACCCCGATGCAACCCCGATCACGACACTTCAGTCGCTGGGCGTGGGTGACCAGTCGATCAGCAACTGGCTGAACGAAGACACGATCCGCATCGCGGATTACTACTACATCGACTACGACAGAGCCACGCTCAACTTGTACCCTGGCAACATGACTGCGTTTGCAGGCACGCCCGAGGACAAGGAACTGAGAGTCATCTACGGCAAGCCACTGCGCAGCCGCGAGTCGGACCGTCCCAAGGTCAAGTACTGCAAGATCAACGGCTACGAAATCCTTGAAGAACGTGAGTGGGCAGGCAAATGGATTCCGGTAATCCGTATTGTCGGCAACGAATTTGAGGTCGATGGCCGCCTGTACGTGTCGGGTCTTGTGCGTAACGCCAAGGACGCCCAGCGCATGTACAACTACTGGGTCAGCCAAGAGGCCGAGATGCTGGCGCTGGCGCCCAAAGCGCCGTTTATCGGCTACGGCGGTCAGTTTGAAGGCTACGAAGAAAAGTGGAAGACGGCCAACACCAACAACTGGCCGTATCTGGAGGTCAATCCAGACGTTACAGACGGCCAAGGCGCTATCCTGCCACTACCCCAGCGGGCACAGCCTCCGATGGCCTCCAGCGGCCTTCTGCAAGCCAAGGCGGGCGCATCTGAGGACATCAAGTCAACCACCGGCCAGTACAACGCATCGCTGGGCATGGGTTCCAATGAGCGTTCTGGCAAGGCTATTCTGGCCCGCCAGCGTGAAGGCGACGTGGGCACGTACCACTACGGTGACAACTTGGCCCGTGGCGTGCGCCATGTGGCCCGTCAACTGGTTGATTTGATCCCCAAAATCTACGACACGCAGCGAATCGCCCGAATCATCGGCGAAGACGGCGAAACGAAGATGGTCAAGATCAATCCTGACCAGCCCGAGCCAATCAATCAGATCGTGAACGAAGAAGGCATCGTGATTGAGAAGATTTACAACCCCGGCGTCGGCAAATACGACGTTGTGGCTATCACTGGCCCAGGTTATGCGACCAAACGCCAAGAAGCGCTGGAAGCAATGGCTCAGTTGCTGCAAGGCAACCCGCAATTGTGGCAAGTGGCCGGTGATTTGTTCGTCAAAAACATGGACTGGCCCGGTGCTCAAGAGATGTCCAAGCGTTTTGCCAAGACCATCGACCCAAAAATCTTGGCTGAAGACGATAAATCGCCAGAATTGCAGGCCGCAGAGATGCAAATTCAAGCGATGGGCGCTGAGATGGAGCAGATGTACCAAATGATCCAAAATGTGGGCAAATCCATCGAAATGCAGGACTTGCAGCGCAAGGATTACGAGGCTGAAAT